CGTTAATATCTTCTTCATCCTGCTATCCTTTGCTCAAAGAATTCGTGTGTTATATCTGTGTGTGGGTCTCCGACAAAGATCTGTGGATCTCTATCTTCGACAGCAATGAAGATGACTGTTTGTTCAACGGTGTCGCCATACATTTCTCCGATCATATGGCTGTATGCAGCGGTCTGTAAGAAGTAATCTGTTACCCATTCTCGCTTCTTGGGTTTCATAGACGTCTTGAAATCTACGACCGTAAGCTTACCCTTTATGTCAGCGACACAATCGACTCTTCCTGCCAATCTGTATTTATATGACCACAGCGGTGCTTCCTGCATATAGACCTTTGAAATACTCCTATCGAGTATGGGTTGCAATTGCTTGAACATTACAACTGCATCAGGCATCCTATCCTTGCAAGGATCCTCTGTGTTGTTCAAATAATCTTCAATGATTGAGTGTACTGCAGTGCCGCGGCCGGAAGCTTTACGACTGATACGATTCGCTTCGTCCTCGCCCACACGACGACGCCACTTCATCAGTCCTTCCTTCTTTCCGGGCTGATTGCCCAGAGCGGTAGTGATAGACTCAAGCATTTCCCCATTGGGTACTTTGTATCGTCTACCACTCTCCGTCGTAATCGCTTCTATAGAGTGAACCTCGAACCGGTCCTCATGTATAAATTCCATTGTTCAGTTTAGATATGATATAATCTCGCACGAGTTGAGATCTCACTATATCTCCCTCTTCAAATTGTACAGTACTAAATCCTGAGATACTACTGATGACTTTCATAAAGTCGATCAACCCTCTCTTTTCATAATCTCTTTCAAGATCCGTTTGTCTAAAGTCTCCACTAAAGATGATCCTACAATTCTCACCGACTCGAGTGATGATACTGTCGAGCTCATGGAACGTTAGGTTCTGACATTCATCAACAAGCACAATGCTAGAATTGATAGTGATTCCACGTATAAATGAAGTCGATATGAAATCCACCATCCCACGTCCCTTAAGAGTGTCGTATGCATCTCCGCGGTTAAAGAGCTCAGTAAAAATGGATTGATATGGTAACTCATATGCTTTCTGTTTTTCTTTTTGATTGCCCGGAAGGAATCCCATATCCCGCGTCGGTACAACCGATCTTACTATGACTAACTTTTGCTTACTGCTTCTTTGATGTAGAATCTCATCGAGAGCAAGATAGGAAGAAATAAATGTTTTTCCAGTACCTGCTACACCCTGTAGCAGAAGATGATTGCCGTCTTCATACTTCTCAAACGTTCGTATCTGATTCGGCGTTTGTGGATCGATATGTCTTAATCGTAATCCTGTATTCTGTTTCTTCCTTTGTGCCTTTCTTTGTTTTTTAGTTAATCTTTGTTCAAAGAAATCTTCGTAATCGTCATGAAGATAAGCTAAGTTAGTATTAATAGACATGAATAACCCTTCTTGGTTACATCACGTATTGTCTACCATCGGCTAAGACCCTGTGCTTTCTTTCTCTTGCTTCTCCATTTTTCTACAGCCTGACGAGTCTTAACTGCCTTTGCAGACTTATCACCATAGTTGTTTGCAAGATCGCTTGTAGGATGAGCTTCTGCAACTCTTGACATCTGCTCATTCCAACCGGCATCGTTCACAATACCAGAATAGGTTTGATTCCAAACGATGTTAACGCGATCGGGTGGTAATTGTCGTATGTGTGGATGATCGGAAAGGAAATCTTCACGCTCGGACATCGACATGATTTCCTCGAACTCTACTCCAGTATCTTCATCAATAAAATTATAAGTAGGCATTCATTCCCTTCCTGATTTTATTTATCATTCCACCAATTTGGAGCAGGCCGGCCCTTCTCCCACTTGGCAAACTTTATCTTATCCACTTTGTAGAACTCTTGATAGGCTTTGACCGGATCTGCAATCTCCATAAGATCAGGATATGCTTTCATAGCCTTTGCAAATGGAGTCAGCGAGCCAACACGAATGTTCCTTGGTAGGTTGGCAAGAACGTCCCTGAGTTTTTCCCATGAAGCATGTACCTTACCAAATCGGTACTCGAACTCCCACGATAGATACTTGAAAAGATCCCAATGCCATACATAATTAGCATATGACTCCATTGTCCAGATCGTACAAGGATGTTTAGCATGTACTGCCTTATAAATGACATCATCGTATTCTGGTAATCGATAGTGCTTAACCATCCTCTTACCTGATTTGGATGGAGCCATATATTCTTCACCGTCGAGTAATCGATGTGCGGTCGACAACATCTGTGCCGACTCAACAATCATCTTAGGAACATGTTTATCACAATGCATCTGAGCTGCAATATGTGGATCTTTATCCAATACAAAGATGTTCATTTCACATCGCCCTGATAGAACTTATAACCGCTATACACTTCAACCTCACCATCCTCATCTTCGACAAATCGTATGATATGATCTTCACGTAATAGATTTAAGACCTGCTCAGTGACTCTAGGTATTGCAAACTGATACCCTGCCCAGAAAACACAGCCCATCAACGTGAACAACAGAACCATAGTAAGTATATCATACACTATTTTTCTCCGAAAGTAAATCAATTAAGTCATCAAAGTTTGTGAAACAACTATTGATCGATTGGGGATTGTAGAGTTGACCTACATCCTTTGGATAACAGAAGATGAAGTTTACATCTGGGTTGTTTTCAATTACATAACCGAGATACTTCATCCTGTTTCTTGTATCCTGAAGGTTGGCTCTCGTCTCAAGACCGTAACAGTCAGTACCGTCATATAGGTTCGACATCGCGATCTCTTGATCTACGACTAAGAAATCAAAGCCGAATATGTAGAGATGAGTATAGTCTTTCTTGATCGCTTCAAGAATAGCATTCATTCCTGCATTTGATCGTGGGCGCTGTGGATTCCAGGCTTTATTTACAGCTCGTCCCCAGTGTAGTTCAACCGGTTCCCACCTTTCATTCTCTGGTGGTATCAAAACACGAGCAGATGGAAAGTCAGAGGATTCGATCTCAGTTATGATTGGATTATCAATCGCAACGAGATAATCAGGCAGAGCATACCTAGGAGAAGACACTGCAAAGTCGCGGTATAGAGCATTGCAACCGAATACAACACCCCTGCCTTTGAGCATCAGCAGATCAAATCCCTTACGAGATCCACCGTTACCTATAATGTATGCTGTCTTCTCTGGATCGATCATTATCTATCTTTCTGTTTCGCTTATTCTTCCTCACCATCTTTTTCTTTTTACTTTTCCAATTTGGTTCGTAGGGATCATCATTCCAATAATCCTTCTTACGCCGAATTGTTTTGCCCATCTGATTGAACCACCCATGTTGATGCTAGTGCTGGCCATGCCTCTTCAAAGAGACCCTTAGTGATACCTTTATACGGCATCTTCTTATCCTTAATCGAAATGACGAGCTTAGCGTCATCGGGATCAAGAGCTTCTAAAAACTGAACGAACTGCGTTTCTCTCTGTAGAGGTCGCATATTTGGATACGGCCCTTTGTCAATAAAGATACCGAACTTTCGTAGATTTGCATAGAGAGTTGCCTGACAGTCAGCTTCCTTTGGCTGTGGTTTATATGGTGGAGTTCCTGTCGGCAGAACAAACTTTATGTTTGGATTGAAGCATAAGTCAACAACATTCTCAAGCGCAATGTTATGGTCCTTACGCATAGCTGCAACTCGCTGCTTCTTTGTTTTTAATTTTGAGATCCTATCAAGTATCTCAGCAACGCCTTCTTTATACGCCATTGACGGTCTCCACTAATTGATTTTCAAGTTCTTCAATACGCCGCATTAATACAGATACTGCAGTACGAATATTACCAGTATCGTGTTCTTTAAAACGACTTCTAAGAATACCTACTTCTCTTTCAAGTATCTTCATATGTATATAAACATCATAATCAGACTCTGCCATCTAAAACTCCTGTATGCAATCCATAAGGTTCTTCATTCTTTTTGAAATGAAGTAGTTAAAGATCTTTTCTCTACCATTCATTTTATAATCTTTGAACATCTTGAGAGCTTGAGTTTGAACCTCGGCTGGTACATAATCGAGATCCACGAGTTGCTGATTGCGTTTGTAACCACGCAGCATCTCTTCATTGCAGAACTCTTCGGGTGACATACCATTCCAAGCATCGATCTTTTTCGAAGCGAGTGGCCGCTGTCTTTTACCTACAATGAATACATCATCAGCAGATAGAAAATTAGGAACCCCGTCGCCGCGATCGCCCTTAAGGATGTGTTCATGAATATACCTTGCTGGGTTGCTACAATTTACATACTTTTTCTGCATAGGACTGTACTGCTCAACGTTAGCATACTTCTGCAGTTGAACAAAGTCTTTATCGGATGAGAGTATCAAGATGGGTTCTGCAGAACCATTTTGAATACCAAGATGGCCGTACTCATGACAGAGAGATGCAATGATGTCATCAGCCTCTGCACGATCAATCTGCAATACCTTGTAAGGAAAGTGTTCCTTGATGTCGTCACGAATACCATTCAACACTTCGAAGATGGTGTGCCAATCGAGACCCGACTTCTCACGATCCTTCTTACGGTGTGCTTTGTAGTATGGAAAGATATCACGGCGCCAGTAGTTCTTGTCATCGCAACAGATAACAAGCTCGCCGTATTTTTCACCAAACTTTCTACGGTATAAGCGTAGAGAATTTAGTACCATATGTCGAACAAGATCTTCCTCGATAGGATTGTTCTTGCCAACTATTTGCATCATCAGGTTTGATATCATAACCTGATTTAAGTCCACGAGTATCATATCAATTCTCAGTTACATTCTATCCTATATTTATTATACTTAGATAGATAAGAATGTCAACAAATTACAGATCTTCATCATCAAAATCTTCAAGCTCAATGTCGAGAAGTTCGAAGGAGTCTTCCATAATTTCATGGAATGGGTGATGAATATCGAGAGTTCCATATAGCGTTGCGCGCATACTCTCAACAACGAACGAGAATCTTAGAGCGAAGTTTTCTTCCCAAACATCAAACCCATGCATTCCTAATTTATTGATAAGTTGTGTACTGTAGTGATCTACAACATGATCTACATAGGTCTTTTTATTTTTAAGAAAACGTTCTCCAAGCTCTTCTTCATTCTTTGGTTTTGGCATTGCACCGATATTGGGAAACTGAAGAACATTATTCGCTGTCATCTTGCTAGCACTCTGAGTAAGATAGTATCACCATTGATCCTACCGTTTGGTATCAGGCTTTCTTTACTATTTATCTCACTCATAAGCTTTTTCATAACTCGCTTTCCACCGCTGAGTACCTGTGGTAAGATCTCATCCGGCTTTCTCAGTTTCTTTTGAACGGACTCATCGGGATTGTAACCCTGTAGAGTTGTACCCTTGACTGACAGACCGGATGGACCCATTGCTTGAAACTTCTTAAGCATACGATACTTTGTGTTGAATACCCAGAGTTGGTCAGCTCCTATGATGTCAGCAGGATTGATGCTTACAATCTTGTACTCTTTGTTTTCTTGTTCGAACTTGAGATTCTTGATTTGCTTCTCTGTTGAGATCGGTTTCTTCTTACGAGTCTTGCGAACTGTCTTTTGATTAGAACCCCATGTTTCAGCGTCTCCAATGATGCTCGCAATAAACTCTACGAACCTCTTAACCTCAGCTTTCTTCATGTGGTTGTAACCCTCATTGAGTTGTGGATCCACACCACCCTGCAGCTCTAAAAGTTCTGTTAACAAAGGTTTGTAATATGATGCAATTGCATTTGATTGCTGTGACTTTACACCATTCTTCTGCAGCCAATCATACATCTTAAAGTCGGTCTTGTAACTCTCAAGTGTAAACCTATCTACCTCTCCTTCGATCTCTCCAATATATTCTGAGATCTGTTCCTTGATCCTCTCTTGAATCGATACGACCGGTTTCTTTTCTTTAGCCTCTTCCTTCTTTTCATCCTTGAGTTTCTTTGCTTCCTCAAGCATTTCATCCAACGAGTCGTTGAGATACTTCAGAGATACATCGGGTATTTTTAAACCACAGGCCTGCATTCTTGCAAGGTAAGCAGCAGAAGAATTTACTCTCCAATCCGGTAACCTCTTAAGAATACGAACTTCCTTCTTGTCTCGAGGATAGTTATTAAAAAGAAGTTTAGCCTTATCCTTCGCTTTATTGAAATAATTATACCAGTTGTAGGCAGCACCTATTCGAGAACGCAGTTCCTCTTCAGACAACTCATCCTGATCCTCCCAAGTTGGTTCTGATCCCATGTACTTTTCGTCTAGGGATCGAGCAACTCGTGGTGCCTTCCGTTTTCTACCCGTCTTCAATAAGCTTGGTCGTCTAGCCATTGTTTAATGCCTTCAATAAACTCGTCCACTCCGGTACTCTTGAATCCCATGAATAGAATGCATCAGCCCAGATCTTAGTAAAGTGCAACTTATCCTTGTGATGCTCATCCCAGTACTGATCTATGACGACCTTAAGAAGACTCGCGAACACGTTAGCATGTGAATTGAAGTCTTCATGCCACTGATACATATTCGCAAAGTTACCGGCCGTTTCAGGAAGCCCGCAATAGTTAGGGCATATGATTGCACAGGATGCGCTCATGGCTTCCATTAGAGATATACAGGATGTCTCTGGCCAGATGTTAGGGTATGCAAATATATGAGCTTGCTTGAGATACTCGCGTACAACACTATTATCAACCGAACCATGGTAGGTAATACCAGGATGATCCTTACACTTTTGAAAGAGTTCCTGATACGGTTCATCTCTCTGTGGCCATCCATATATATTGAATGAAGAGAACACATCGAGATGTATCTTATCCTGATACCCCTGTTCCCATAAATGTTCGAACACCGGTATGAGTAACTCGAGACCACGATGAGGAGTAGTATGATAAATCAGACGAATAACATCCGACTCCTTATCCTCAGGTGTGATATCGATTGGTGTAATAGCATTCTTTAAAATAGCAGCTTCACCGTATCGAATGCCGTGTGCTGCTTGATAGGTTTGAAACTGATAGTTTGATACGAATACCAGTTTAGCAAATCGATTACGAGATTCAATATCATTCAGATGCTGAGCTTCAGGATCATCCCAAGTATCATGCAACCACAGAATGTTCTTTTTGTCTTCGCTGATATCTCGAACACGAGAACAGATTATGTTAAACTGACTTGCGAGATCAGGATCGAGTCTCTCGAAGAGACCCTCCTTCATCATCTCTGTTCCACCACGAGCCGCAACAACGTCGCCGTTGTCGTTAATAGTTCCGGCAAGCGGATCATCCATACCAGTTACGGTAAACTTCATAGCATCACCGTCTGAATATCAATGACTGAGTCGACACGAAAGGATCGCCAGCCCTTCTTATCTAAATCCCAGACCGGAACTACTGACTCATTCGCCTTCTTATCGTCATTCATGTCAATATATTCAGGCAACATATCTTTCTTCAAGGTACAGCGCATCAGACGTTCTTCACCATTTACCTTGATAAACTTTACGTCGCATACGTTGGTCTGTAGAGTTGAAACGATATCAGACTTCTGCATTAGGAGTTCCCTTCATAATAAACTTTTTGTTTGGATTTGGCCAAACGTCAGAAGCAGGTACTCGAATGAAACGCTTGTTGGTCTCATTCGTATTAGGGTTAGGAACGGTAAGCATCACTCGCTTACCAACCGCGAATGCAGCCTGCTTATTCAGCACTACTGCTAGATCGTTTGAAACGTATTCCCGTCGGGCTGCTTTACGAACCCACTTAGAAACATTAGGCCGTTGACCTTGACTGACAAAACCTTTGGACTTGCCACCCTTCTTGCGTGCCATCTCGCACCTCCATGATTAAACCATAATCTAATACTACTATTTATTTGTATGAATGTCAACCAAATCTGGATAAGAATCTTCCGATGTGATGAACGAAAGGAAGTAAAGTAATAGCCATCATAAGGTTGACTCCAGTATGAGCCATTGCTATTCGCAACGTATCGCCCTTTGGCATACCGTCTGATACTAAAAGACCGGCTAACCAAATGGTACCGGTCGTTCCTATGTTCGCTCCGAGTACAGCTGCAACCGCTGCAGGTAGAGGTACTGCTCCTGATGCAACGAGCGCTATGATGGCTGTGGTCGAAAGCGAGGATGATTGCCAAAGCAGAGTCATTACGATACCGCCGAGGAACATCCAGTAAGGATTATGAATAAAGAAACTCAGATGATCCATATTACCCATGGACTTCATACCACCCGAAAACATTTTTAGCCCAATATAAAAGACTACCAATCCCACAAGAGTCGTAATCACTGGGTTACCTAGATCCATTTTCTTTACCTTCTTCCAAAGTTTATCAGCCATCGTGTAACCTCCGAATTATATATTCACAATAATTCTTATGTAACAGAACTTTAACTATTTTCTTTCGATGTCTTCCTCCACACAGTTCTTACCGTACTGTATCTCGATAATATGTAGCGGTTTCTTCTCTTCATTCGCAAGCATATGCCAACCATTCATACCAACGTGAATAGATTCAAACTTGTGTTTCTTTGTTACTAATTCAATATCACTTGATGCTTCACTGAGTGTATAGACAGTAGCGACTCCTTCGGCCACGAACCAGTGCTCCGATCTTTCTCGATGTCTCTGCATACTCAAACGATCGAGTGGATTGACAACGAGTTCCTTAAGCTTTACCTCTGGACCATAGTCCTTCAGCACTCGATAGTATCCCCACTCTCTTTCGGTCTTCGGGTTCGACCAGTCCTGCAGAAGCCATCGAGAACTATTCGCCTTTTCATCTCCACCCACGCCATATACGAAACGAACGTTTGTTGAGTGTTTATAGAAATCTTCTTCTGTACAATTCATCGCAGTGCGATCACCACCGTTGGCGAAAACAATATCTTTCGCTCCTACGGATTGAGCATAGAAGATTGCTCCTGATGCATCATCCTGCTTGTGGTCGTTTATAACCGGTATGACTCTATCGACCATCTGCAGATTTTCAATGATGCTGAGACGTTCTCTATAATGCATAAAGGGCTGACCCTTCTTACGAGTCAACCATTCATCTGAGTTAAGTCCTACCCACAGTTCATCACCAAGTTCACGTGCTGCTTTAAAATAATCAATGTGGCCGGAATGTAAGGGATCAAAGCCACCCGTCGCTATCACTGTTCTCATTTTTCGAGCTCACTTATCCTCTTTTCGAGTTGATCTAATTTATCTGCTATGACGGGATTGCGTTTACGCCACAGGTCTTCTGGCTCCTCGAGCCACTTCAGTCCCCATCTCTTTACAAGATAATCAAGGAACTGATCTACCTTTCCATAGAACCATACACCGAGTCGTGTTGTGCTTAGGTATGCTACCGTAATTGCGCCGAAGATCGAACCTACTATTCCAGTGTAGATCCATAAACGATCCGTCGCCATTTGAACTATCATATCCCACATGTGTACCTCCGAACTTTATTTATTTAATGAGATACGCAACGATTCCATTTGCAAAGATAGCAACTGCAACAGCATTAACTACGATGAGAGCTCGGTCGTTCCAGATAATTGCTACCCATAACCAACCACCAAGACCAATAAACTGTAAATACATATTCCATGGATATAGATTATTGGTAGTAGCTATCATAGCAAAGATTAGAACAATAGACGATGCCCACTTTAACCACCACGAGAATGGATGGTGTTCTCTCTTAGGAGTAAGAGTCTTTGATGGATGTTCGTGATCTTTTAAGTCCATCAGCTTTCTACGATAAAGATTTTACTGTCATGCACAGCGATACGAGCATAGGGGTCGTTGATTTTAATATCCTGTACCCGTATGCCACCATTCTTGATCTGCCTTCTGGCTTCACTCTTAGAATTAACTAAGCCAGATCGCATAAACAATTCAGCTACATCCATACCTATCTGGTTCTTCATCATCGCTTTATCTCTGCGAATGTTGTTTTATTATGTATCATAACTTCGCTGTCCGTTTCGATCCAGAGTCTGGCTCCACATTTCCTTGGTTTATCGGGACTGTATACCATCGAACTTGGTCCAAGAATGTCTACCTTTGATCCATACCACGTCTTACCATCAACCTCAACTCGACACACGGGCAACGACTTTCCGTGTTTATCGTTCGACTGTTTTAAGTTCTTGTTGATATGAATAATGGTTTTCATAACAAAGCAGTATACAGTTTACAAAGCAATTCAGGATCGATTAAATTCTGCCATGGAGATAGTTCTATCCAGAAATCTACACACCAGCAGAACATGAGCTCCTGTGTTGGTTCAACAACCTTCATCCTCTTCTCATCGTAGCAACCTCGACGGCTGCTTTCTTACTACGTATCGGCACAGCATTTGACTTATGCATCTGAGAGATACCTATGATCTCTGTACCGGTATATACGTTGGCTTGCTTCTTTGACATAGAAGGATCCCAGCCAGGCTTTTGGTCGGAGTGGTAAGATTCGAACTTACGACCCTCTGCTCCCAAAGCAGATGCGCTACCAGGCTGCGCTACACTCCGTTTGTTCTTTGATTGACCCACACCCATACGCTTCAGGAAAGC